GCAGACCCCAGCATCTGGGACAAGAGCCGGGGAGAATCCATCGCCGACACCGCCGCCCGCTACGGCATTTATTTCCAGCCCGGTGACAACCAGCGTATACCCGGCTGGATGCAGTGCCACTACCGGCTGCAGTTTGACGATGAGGGCTACAGCCGCATGTATGTGTTCGACAGCTGCCGGGCCTTTATCCGGACAATACCCCTTCTGAGCTACCACAAATCAAAGCCGGAGGATCTGGACTCAGAGCAGGAGGACCACGCCGCCGACGAGTGGCGCTACATGTGCATGGCAAGGCCTGTAGCGCCCATGCGCCCGGTGGAGGAAAAGAGCTTTGTGATAGACCCGCTGGCAAGATGAAATGCCCCCCTTGCAAAGGGGGGTGCCCCGAAGGGGCGGGGGGATTGCAGGAAAAGAATCCCTCCACCGCTGACGCGGTCCCCCTCCCTTTACAAGGGAGGCTATATAAGGAGAGATTATATGGAAAAAACCAAAACACTGCCGGTGGATGAAAACCGCCTGCAGGAATTTACCCGCCTGCTGCACCGCTACAGGGCCGGCAAGCAGAGCGTGGAAAAGCGCACCGTTGCCGCTGAAAACTGGTGGAAGCTGAGAAACTCCGCCGAGGAGAAAAAGGAGCTGAGCGGCACCGGCGGATTTCAGGCCGTCAGCGGCTGGCTGCACAATGTGATAGTGTCCAAGCACGCCGACGCTATGGAGGCCTACCCCGAGCCCATCATCCTGCCCCGGGAGCCCGACGACAGGCAGGAGGCCAGTGTGCTCAAGAAAATAATCCCCGTGATCCTGGAGCAGAACGACTTTGAAAAAACCTACTCCGACTGCATGTGGCAGAAGCTGAAAACCGGTACAGGCGTGTACAAGGTCTTCTGGGACGGAGAAAAGGCCGGGGGCCTTGGCGACATCAGCATAGAGCGGGTGGACCTGCTCAATGTGTTCTGGGAGCCGGGCATCAGGGATATACAGAAAAGCCCCTGCTTTTTCCACACCAGCCTTGAGCCGGACGAGAGCCTTGAGGAGCTCTACCCCCAGCTTCGGGGCAGGCTGAAAAGCCCCGGCTTTCTCGCCACCCGCTTTGTCTATGATGACAGCGTTTCCACCGACTCAAAGTCCACGGTCATCGAGGTCTACTACAAGAAACGGCAAAAGGGTAAAAATGTGCTGCATTACTGCAAATATGTGGGCGACACCGTGCTTTTTGCCACAGAAAATGAGCCGGACTATGAAAACGGCTTTTATGAACACGGGCTTTACCCCTTCGTGTTCGACAGTCTTTTCCCCGTGGAGGGCAGCCCCTGCGGCTACGGCTACATCGACCTGTGCCGCAATGCCCAGACCCAGATAGACATGATGCAGACCGCCTTCATAAAAAATGTGATGGTGGGCGCTGTGCCCCGCTACTTCCAGCGCATGGACGGAGCGGTGAACGAGCAGGAGTTTCTGGACCTGAGCAATCCCATCATCCATGTCAGCGGCAATCTGGGCGAGGACAGCCTGCGCACCGTGGACTACAAGCCCCTCTCCGGCAGCTATCTGGAAATGCGCCAGAGCGTGATAAACGAGCTGCGGGAGACCTCCGGCAACACGGAGACCTCCGTTGGCATCAGCGCCAGCGGCGTCACCGCCGCCTCCGCTATCGCCGCCTTGCAGGAGGCCAGCGGCAAGGGCTCAAGGGATGCAACCCGGGCAAGCTACCGGGCCTATGGGCGCATCGTGGAGCTGTGCATAGAGCTTATCCGCCAGTTTTATGAGCTGCCAAGGCAGTTTCGCATCACCGGCAGGATGGGGCAGGAGGAGTTTATCGCCTACTCAAACCAGGGGCTGCAGGAGCAGGATCAGGGCAAGCTCTACGATGTGAGCCTTGGTATGCGCCGCCCGGTCTTTGACATCAGGGTTTGTCCCCAGAAGCAGGCGGGCTACAGCCGCCTGAGCCAGAACGAGCTGGCCCTGCAGCTTTACCAGCTGGGCTTTTTTGAAAAGCAGAAGGGCGAGCAGGCACTCATGTGCATGGGCATGATGGACTTCGAGGGCCGGGACCAGCTGATGCAGCAGCTGCAGGCAGGCTCCGGCAGCAATGAGCTGGAGCTTTACCAGAACTACGCCCTTGCCATGACAGAAAAGTATGAGCCCCAGAACGCCGCCGGTCTTATGGCCAGCATAAACAGTAATCGGGGCAAAGCCCCGGCAGCGGCAAGGCCTGCCCAGCCGGATAGGGCACAGCAGGCCAGATTTGAGACACAGGAAATTGCAAGACCCGGAGGTAAAAGAGCATGACAAGCATAGTTTATGACAGGGACAGCCTGAGCCTTAGCATGGAGGGCCACGCCCTGAGCGGAAAATACGGAGAGGACATTGTGTGCGCTGCCGAGAGCATGCTGATAATGTGCCTTGAAAAACGCCTGATGGATTTCGGCGAGAGCGTCATGATAAGCCAGTGCCGCGCGCCCGGCAGGATGCGCATACAGGCAAGCCCCGACAGCGACAGCGAAAAGCTCTGCCGGGAGTGCTTCGACACTGTCTTTGCCGGCTTTGCGCTGCTGGCAGAGTATGAGCCGGAGCATGTGCGCGTCAGCGAAACAGGGGAGGGGGATGGAGAATAATGGCAGAAGCCAATGCCGCCTACAGCGGCAGCTATGACGGGCTGATAAAAAGCCTGTATGAGAAGATAGCAGGCCGGGAGGGTTTCAAATACCAGTACAGCGCCGACCCCCAGTATCAGGCCTACAGGGATAATTATACCCGGGAGGGCCGCCGGGCCATGGCCGACAGCATGGCTCAGGCCGCCCATCTCACCGGGGGCTACGGCTCCAGCTACTCCCAGCGTGTGGGCAACGAGGCCTACGGCAGCTATCTTGAAAAGCTGAACAATGCCCTGCCGGAGCTTTATAACTCTGCCTACCAGCGCTATGTGGACGAGGGCGAGGCCCTGAACCGGCAGCTGCAGAACGCCATGGCCATGGACGGCATGGAGTATCAGCGCTATACCGACGCACAGCAGATGGATTTTGACAGGGAGCAGTTTGACTACAAGAAGCTCTCCGACAGCTACGACAGGCTCTATGACATGGTTTTCAACATGGGCTATGCCCCCTCGGCCGGGGAGCTTGCCGCTTCCGGCATGAGCCCGGAGGCTGCCGCCGCGCTGGGCTATGAGTTCAAGCGCCGCAATGATCTGCTGCCCGCCTCCGGAGGCGGCTCCGGCAGCGGAGGCGGCGGTGGCTGGAGCAGCTACAGCAGCTCCAATAAAGCCGAGGAGAGCAATAAGACCAACAGGGTCTTTACCCCCAATCCCGACCCCAAGCCCACTGGCAAGGGCTCGGGCGTTACGGTGGATAAGATAGAGGTGGAGACACACAGCAGGTAAGCTGGACTAAGGAGGTGAAATAATGGAAGAGATGGAAGAATTGAAGATGGAAGGGCTGGAAATGGACGAGGCCATTGTGAAGCATCTGGAGGGGCTGCTTTCTCAGGAGGCGGGCATGCAGCAGGAGTTTCCCGATTTTACTCTGCTTTCCGCCATGGACGACCCCATGTTTGTGCGCCTGACCTCGCCCTGCGTAGGCCTGAGCCTGAAGGATGCCTGGTGCGCCCTGCATTGGTCGGAGCTGGCCGCCGCGGCGGTAAAAAAGGGCATGGAGGCCCTCAGCCGCAGCATACTCAGCGGCAGCGCAAGACCCAGAGAGCTTTCCGGCAGCACTGCCGCCCTCTACAGCGTAGACCCCAGAGCCATGAGCCGCCAGCAGCGCGAGGCCCTGAAAAAGCGTATCTATGAGGCAAAGGCGGAGGGCCGCAAGATCTACCCCGGCCAGTGAGCTATGTTCCCCTCATCAGTCGCTGGGCGACAGCTTCCCCCCGGGGGGAAGCCTTTAAATGAATCAGAAAGGAAGATGCACTATCGAAAACTTTATTTTTGACCTGCAGTATTTTGCAGACGCAGGCACTGTTGTCAATGCCAGCAACGGCTTTGTAAACGCCGGTACCGGCGCAAGGGAGGATTTTTCCGACAGCCATTCCCTTGCCCCCGAAATGAAAACCTTCTACGACACCGAGCTGCTGGAAAACGCCCGCACCGAGCTTTTCTACGCCCAGTTTGCCAAGCGCCAGCCCCTGCCCAAAAACCACCACGGCAGCGTTGAATGGCGCAAGTGGAACAGCTTCGAGCGCGCCAGCAAGCTGACCGAGGGCGTCATCCCCAGCGGTCAGAAGTTCGGCGTGACCACCGTCACCGGCTCCATCGACCAGTACGGCACCTATACCGCCATCACCGACAAGCTGGAGCTGCGCGCCTACGACGATGTTATCCTGGGCGCC